ACATCTAATTCTGCACCTGATAAACTTGTTGCACCAGCAGCCACTATGTCTGCATTTCTAACATATGCAAAAGTATAACCTGTGCCAGCAGTTGTAACGGTAACTGCTGTAACAGCACCGCCTGATACGGTGACTGAACATTCACCAGAAGAACCATCTCCTCGTATTGCAACACCTGTATGTGTGCCGTTTGTACCACCAGAACCAGCAGTTTTGATTAATATTGTGTCAATTGCACCATCAACAGCAGCTGATGATACAGTTGAATCTGTTGATACATGCATAAAGTCTGTTGATAAAAAGTTTGTTTGTTCTGAAGCAGTCAATGTATACATGTATTTCCACTTATAAGAATCACCAGTTGTTAAAATTGATGTTGATGTTCCTGTTGGTTCTACTGTTGAAGCAGAATTACCATTGTTGCCTAGACATTTATATACATTATTGTCTGAAGATAAAACATAAAATGTAGCGTCTGCAAGAGAAGTCGCACCACTATTTGCCGATATAGTAGTTGAAGATGACCCCTTTTCATATTGACCGTAATCGTGTCTGTATATATCATAAGTTGTACCTGTTGTCCAATTTCTTCTTGGTATTGCTCTAGATACATCTGATGAAGTAATTCGTTTAGCTGCTATCACATCATCAAAAAAGTAAAATTCATCTGATACTGAATCTACTGGTGTTAATGGTGATACATCTGTGCCTTCAAATTGTGTTCTTGAATCGCCACCTGTTGATGTTGCGAAGGCTTGTGGACGACCTATTGCCAAATAGTAAATATTTGGACTTGATTCTGAAAACGATTCCACAAAGTTAGCTGCATTGTGTAATCGAAATTTGTTTGTTATAATTGCCGGCATGTTTTTATCCTCATAAACTTACTATTATTTATACAAGATTAATTATAGTTTATCCTAATTTCTGTAGGAAATGCAATATTAGTTCTTAATCTAGGGTGTTCAATATCACCTAATACTATTGCCTCTCCGTCTATACTTGTGTTTTTTGTTCCTTGAACACCTACTGTATCAAACATTCTGTCTAATTCTGATATATTCATTCCTTGAATATATTTTCTTTCAGTTGAATCATTACCTACAGCACCAGTCTGATTTAAACCCTGGTCAGGGTGGCCTGCGAACATAAAAATATGTCTATTAATACTTCTCATTCTTTGACCTATACACGAACCATAAGGTAAACTAGTAGCACTTCTATGTGATAAGTCATATCTTTCAACATAATTTTTTAGTTTCAGTTTATATTCTCTTTTTAAAGTTACATCTCTAGTGTTAGCAGTAAAGTGTTCACTTGTACTATCATCTAAATCAACACCAACACCGATATGTGAATTGCTTCTTAGTGTTGTGCCATCATCTACTGTGCCTAATCTACGACCAAGTATTGTAGAGAATAGAGTATTGATAATTAATGCAAGTCCAGCATGTGATACACCTGATACAACACCTTCAACAGGACTTGTCATTTGTGCATTTAGTGATGTTTCAACATTTACTTGACCTGTTACATAAAATCCTGTTGGGTGAATTGTATCTTTAAATGATTTACGCCAATCAACAATTGCACGACCTACTTTTATGACATAAGAAAAATCTTGATAGTATAAACTATCTTGTATTCTCATTGTTGATTCTGATACATGTCCGTCTTCATTTAAAAATACACCATCTGTATCAACAACGGTATCAACAGTTGATGTAGCAGTTGCTAAATCATTTACTCTAATTGTTCCCTCAACACTTGATGTGCCACCTGTAAGTGTTACTCTAGTATCAAAGACACCCGAAGGACTTGAAATTTCCATAAGACCTCTATCTGAATCCCATGCATTAACTGTTGCTGTTACAGTTGTAGAACCATCAGTTCCTAAACCACTAACAGTTTCTCCTACTGTGTAATTGCCTGTGGCACCTGTTACGATTAATTGAGTTGGCAAAGTAAGTGTAGGTGGTGAAGGACTATCTTCGTAATCTTTACCGTATTCTACTATTTTTAATTTTAACACTCTGCCTATTTCTGAACCATAAGGATGTAATGTACAACCACTACCACTGTTACTTGTAATTGTAGTTGTAGGTAAAGTACTCATACCAAATCCTGCATTTATAATTCTAACATCTGTAACATCATCATTACCTGTTCCTGTTTCTTGAACAATTTTATTTCCTGTATAATGGTCTCCATCTTGTGTGGCATCCTCTAAAACAATATGGTCAAAAGTTTCCATGCCATAATCTGTAACACTTCCTGATTCAGGTGCAATACCACCATTTACTACTGATACTTTTGCTGAACAAGCACCACCTGTATCATGTGTAAAGTTTACAACATCACCTATTGCATAACCTTCACCACCATTTCCTACAAATATATCTGTTAAACTTCCTAAACCTACTTCACCTATTTGAATACTACAACCTGTGCCACCTGCACTTATTGAAACAGAATCATCTGTAGAATAGTTTGCACCATCATTTGTAACAGTTAAGACTGATGGTATAGATGTGATAGTTAATTTTATAAAAGTATCTGATGTATCAGTTTTTGTTCCTCTAATAGTTTCATCAGCTACAAAAGTTCCTGATATTGAATCTTCATTTAAAATAAATTCTGTTGTATTTACACCTGCAATATTAAATATATTTACAGTTTCTACAATAGCAGTTGCTTCTGATGTAACACCTGTAATTGTTCTACCAATTAAATCTGTTGGTGTTCCCACTGATTCAATTGCTCTTAATATTTTTTTACTATCAAACTTTCCGTCTGATATTCTAAGCATTTGTTCTTTAGGATAAATTGTTTCAGATTTTTCATTAAATAACATTTTGAAAAATACTTCATTTGCTTTTGCTGTACCCTTTGCAAGGTAAACTGAACGAATATTTTTTATAAGTTTTCTTTTATCAATACTACTATCTAAATTTTCAGGCAATGTTGCCATAAATTCATTTCTAAATTTTGTTAAGAAGTTAGAAATAACTTTATCTGGGTCTCTGAAGTTTGTAAGTTGTTGTATGTTCTGAACAGGATTTGCTCTGTAATTATCTAGAGTTGCACTTGCACCTGATGTGCCACCTGTTATAGTTTCACCATCTTTAAATTTATCTTGTGCTGATATATAAAGTTTGCCATTACTTAAATCTTCTACTAAAACAGTTGCTGTTGCACCTGATGTAGCGCCAGTAATTGTTTCACCTTTTTCAAATTTACCATAAGATGATGATTCTTGTAATACTTTATCACCATTACCTTCAGTTGTATTGTTTGATGATATTCTATTAGCGTCTAGTAATAAAACACTAGGCTCTAAATCTGTTTCACTTTCTAATTGTATTCCGTCTGTTGATAAAACACTAGTAACAGAAATCTCTGCCGATTCCATAAATGTGTAATATTGTTTTACAAATTCTAAAAATCGTGGATGTTCATCTAAAACAAAATCAGGTGCCTGATGTTTTACTCTCGTTGATAATTTTTCAAAAAATTTTGCCATTAGTAACTAGATGTTGTTGTGTAAGTTGTACCACCATCTGAAGTACCACTTGCAAAAGAATCTGTCTCTACTGTTACACTTGAATTTGCAACATCAATTTGTAGTATCTGGTCTCTTACAGGTATAACATCATTTGAATTAGGATTAACAGTTAATTCAATAACTGTAGAAGCACTACCTCTAATGTTTGAAATTGAAGCAATATTTAAAGATGTTAAAGTAACTTGGCCTGTTGTATAATTAATTGTACCTTGTGTATTGTTTTGATAAGTTTTAACACCACTTACTAAGTAATACATTCTAACATTGCCTTGACCATCATCATTTAAAAACATTTCATTATCATTACCTTGTATTTTAAATCCTGTTGATTCTAAAATACCACCAGCAGTAGCGTCATGTCCTGAATGAGGATTATATAATGCATTTCTAAAATAAACATTATATGTAACAGCACTACCTGTTGTAGGTGTAAAATCTTTTCTTATTTTTACTGTTGTAATATTTGATAAGATAGATGTATCTGTATCATCTATATCTTGTATTAATTGTGAGTATCTAAATAGACCTTCAAATTTTTGTAAATTAGTAGTACTATAATTTGTTAATGTTGTTATGACATTTGACCTAATTGTATCAGCAGATTTTGTTGTTGCATTTTCATTATACTTAACATTTGATGTTAAAATTATAGATGTTGTTTCTGGCGTTACAATTACAGGTGTTACACTTGCAACATTATATTTTTTTAAATTGTTTACAATATTTAATTTAGTTGCTTCTGTTAATGTTGCACCTGACTTAGGAACTACACCAATATAAACTGTGCCATAAACAGGTGTTTCAGCATCCTCTCCCCCATATGCACTTATTGATTCTGCATTAGGATAAAATGTTTGTGTTAAAGTTTCATAGTCTTTTACTGTAACTGCCCTATTTTGTGATTGAAAGTTTAAAGGTGCATTAAATCTAATTGAGTTATTTGATTGTGCAATACTACCACCTTGTGCAACAGATTTAGTTGTAATACTAACATCTGTAAATCCACCAACAGTTCCCCCTAATACAAAAGTAGAGGCACCGTTAGCGGCGTCTTTATTAGTTGCAATGTATTCTAAGATTACAATATTACCATCTGTTAAAGATTTTCCTAAAGTACCATCGCCGAAGTAAACTTCAAATCTACCATCATCTTGTTCTTGTAAGAAATAAACTTTTGATGTACCATTCAATTCTGTTAGTGTATTTGATTTAGTATAAGTGTTAGTTGTAGTATCACTTGATGAGTTTTGTATTTTTACTTTTAATGTAGATGTATCTGCCAAATTAGTTGGTATAATAAACTTCTGGTCTACATCTGAAGAATCTACAGTATATTGAAATGTAACTGCTGTACCTTCATAAATTTTTACATTTTCAAATTTATAAACACCATCTGTTGGTGTCATTGTAATAGCTTCATTAGTCAAAAATTCATAATTTAAACCGTCAATAGATGTTACAAAAGAAGTTCCTTTTGCCATAGTAATCGAAGCAGTTGTAGTAGGAACATTATTGACAAGTATATCAATAGTTGCCATAGGTGCTGTAACAGATGTAGGCGTATAACCTAATTGTTTTGCTAATGCAACAACATTTTTACGAATGTCTGCACTATCTAAATATAATTCGTTTGATAACATATTAGCGTTATATGCTAAATAATGTGTATTGTATGCCAACAAGTCTATTAGTACGGACATACCTGAACCTTCAAAGTCATAGTCTGAAAATTCTGCTTGATTTTGTAAGAATGTTTTTAGATTATTTCTTATACCATCATAATCTAATTCTGATACATCTAATCTATTACTAATTGCATTTGTCATTTTATCTTAATCTCTCTAAAAATGTGTCTACTACTACTGGTTCTTGTGTACCCTTAATTAAAAAGTGAATACTAACACTATAAGCATTTCTATCTTCTTGATTATTGATTATAATATTACTTACACTAATTCTAGGTTCAAACTGATTTAATATCTCTGCAATTTTAACTTGCATAAAATGAGATGTTAATTCAGTCATAGGTTCAAATAATAAACCTCTAATACCTGAACCAATCTCTGGCCTAAATGGTTTCTCATAGTTATTAAGATTAATTAAATTTCTAACACTTCTTTTGATAGCTTCAGCGTCTGTAAGTTTGTTTACATCTTTAGTTACTGAATTTAGACCAAAGTCTAAGTCCAGGTCTTTAAAAGTCCTGCTGATTCTATTTGAGTTGTTAGAATTTGTAGCGTCCCATTTTGGCATAACGCTAACTATTTATACGGACTATGCTGTCCTTTTCCACATATAGACAACAATA